GGTTCTGGAAGTTCTAATGCATTTAACCAATACAAGTAATTACCTTTAGGGTCGTTTACAAAATATAGTTTTACTACATCTGTATCCATTTTCATTAAAGCATCGTATTTATATTTTTCTAACATTTTTTCTTCATAATATTTATTTCTAAATTTCATTTCAATAACACAAGGATTTCCTTTCTTTGTAAATCCACAAGCGTCATAGTGTTTAAAACCATCGCCTGTCCATTCTAAATTCCAACCATCAAAGTTTAAAAATTTAACTACTGCTTGTTCGAGTTTCTTAATTGCATTAATTCCCATTATCCCATACTACATTAAGTTCTTGAATCCATTTATTAATTAGCTTGGGATTACAAGTACAAGGTTCGTAATATTTATGTTTGTAATAGGTCGAGTGGAGCTTACATACCATAGTAAATTCTTCACGACTAATTGTTGATTTTTTTGAAAGCCTAAAGATTTCCCAGTCTTTGAAGTCATATTTATTAAATTTTACCATCTTTTTATTTTTATCTCATTGAACTTTTTTCTTCTTTCATCACATCCACAATCTGTTCCAGTCTTTTTTGAATACCAATCAACAAGCCATTTAATACCTGTATATTTAGTAATGTAAAATATTAAGTCTCCTAATTTCATATTTTTAATTTTTTTATATTCCATTTATTAGCAAGTTTATTTAAAACATCTGTAATTTTATTATATGTTTTATAATCTTGCCATTTCCCATTATAGTAATATTTAGTAACATAACCATCTTTTAAGGAAATGTAATCAACATCATTTTTGACATTTACATTTACAAATAATACTATAGATTTTTTTGTTTTCCAAGAATCACATATTCTTTCTAATACTAACCTTTGACCTGTAGGTATATCATTATTAAATCTTTTTACTTCAAACAATATCAAAACTTCATTATCAAATTCTAAAACACCATCTATGTCAGTAGGATGTATTTTACCATTCTGTATTCCAGAAAAATCTATTGCTTGTTTAGTTTGATTTCTATTTCTAATTAAACTCATAATAATTTTTTTAAGTTATTGTTACTTACAAAATAATTGTCATTATAACCAAAGTTTTTTAATGTACTTTTTTCTATTACATCTTCTCTATCTATATAACCCATTAATTCTACTGTTGGTAATTTTACCCAAGCTAACACATATCGTTTAGCATACTTTTTATTAAATTGTTTAACACCTAACAATAAGTTAGGTCTACGATTTAAGTCAGAAGATTTGACGTCTACACCATTATCAAAGTCAGTACCATCATCTCCAGTACCAATAGTAGTAGTATCTACTTCTTTGCCTATATAAACTGAATAAGCAACTTCTCCTAATGCTCCTATGAAATGACGCCACCAATCAGGTTTTTTATTTTCGTATGCATTAAAACTTTTTCTTGTAACTGCGTGACCTACACTTGCACTTCTTTTAAATCCTAAATCTTTTGCAAATTCTATTTGTTTTTCTGTTAATGTAATTATCATAATAATTTTTTTAGTTTTTCTTTTACTTTTTTATATGTGTTGTAAAGTGAATAATAAGGTATACCTGACTTTCTTGATAGTTGTGCTATACTTTCGCCACCTTCTATTATTTCAAATATCTTTTTATCGTACCAATACATATTGTTTAGTTCGTTTTGTATTGTAGCATATACATCTTCATAGTTAGCACAATCAAAGTCTGCTAAAAAATCCCTCATAGTGTCTATTGATAATGTATTCACTTTAGCTTCTTTACGTTTTAAATCCAAGAACAAAGATTTTAATGTTTTAAAAATATAGTAATAATTATAGTCATCTCCAAAATCTATGTCTAAACCTTTATTAATTCTTTTTTGTATCTTGATATACATTTCTTGTGTAATATCTTCTGCAGTTTCTTTATTGCAACCAAAGGAGCAAACAATGTCAATCCATACTTGATGTTTCTTATAGATTTCCGATAAGTAATTTTTCATAGTTAATTTTAGTTTTGTAAGGGGTCATATAAATCCCCTACGATTTCAGGTAGTCCTATTTCATTTACCTTAAAACTAAATGTCTCAAACGCATAACCCCTGCTTCTTCTGCACTTAACGGTTATCCATTCTTTATTAACTGTATTTGCTTCTAATTGTATTTGTGTTTCTGCTTTTTTTTCTAAAAAACTTCCAAGATGTCCTGTTGGTTTATCAGAACCAAAGTTAGAATGTATTACACACATAATATGTACATTGTGTTTAGCTGACCATTCCATAAGTTTTTGTACACAAGCATTTGATTCTTCAATATTGTTAACGTCTGCACATAAGTCTGCAATACCATCTACAATAAGTAGACCAGCATTATCTGATTTATGTTCTAAACAATAATCAATAAAATCTATTCTTTCTTTATAGTTTATAGTTCTTAAACCATAAGTTAAATAGTCATCAGATGTTCCAGCCATTTCTACAACTCTTTTAAACACTCTTTGACAATGCCATTTACCTTGTTCTGTATCTATGTGAATTAATTGTTTACCATCTCTATGACCTTTTATATTACCTCCAAAATGATTCTTGTCTGATAAATAAACGGAAGCCAGTAATGATATAAAAAATGTCTTTTTTGTCTTTGGAGGTGCTTGTACAAAGCTAAAGTTTCCATAAGTTCCAATAGGTATTGGCAAAAGCATATCTTTATTTTTTCCTTTTATTAATGTTTCTCCAAGCGATAAAGCTACAGGAGGGTAATCTAATTTTTCATTTACATCTATATTACAATCTTCTTCAATAGATTGCATAATAAGATATTGTTCAGTTTGTTGTTCGTCCAGTCGTAATTGCATTTGCATAAATATATAAAAAAAAGGGGTGTGTTAGACCCCTCTTTAAAAAATAAATTTATTTAGTTCTTAAAATGGTAAGTCATTCGATGCAGGAGCAGAAGTATTTACTTCTTCTCTTTCTGCTAACTTTATAATATCGTTAGTCCAAACTACTTTACCATTACCAAGATAGTTTCTTTGAGCTTTAGCTTCACGTTCTTCTTTTGTTTGTGAATCCATAATAGCTACGTTGTTACCGTATCTTGTTTCGTCATTTAAAGATATTGTCAGATTATAGTAAACAGCTCCGTCTTTACCTTTGATAAATTTTTCTTTAGGTAATTTATCTACCCTAATACTCGCATTGATAATTGCACTCATAATTTATTGATTTTTATTAATTAATTCTTCTTTAGATATTTTCTTTTTAAATGATTCAGATTCATCTTCTGACATTACACCAAGTTCATAAAAACCTGATAATTTTAATACACCTCTACTCATAGCACGTTTTTCAGCCATTTCAGCTACATACCAAGAATTAGTAGAACCATCTTTAAAACCTGCACCTTTTAATGCACTTCCAAATGTTTCTATTTTAGCATCTCCTTTAGTTGCAATAGCTTTAAATACAGCAAAGTTAGTTTCGCATTTTATTACATCATAAGTAATGTTAATTTGTGCTTTAGCCTGTATAGCATCAATTCCAGCTCTTGTAATTATTGTGTAGTGTTGATGTTTAAAAAAGTGATTAGGATTTAATTCGTACTTCTCGTAAAGTTCTTTTAATTTTTCTTTGTTCATAATGTCATTAGATTTTGTGATTGTACTTCTAATTTAGCTTTCAAGACTTCATTTTCTTGTTCAAGTAAATCATTTTTCTTATTCAAGTTTTTAATTTCTTTTTCTTTGTTTTTAATAAAACTTTGGTAGAAACCAACTTGAACGTAATGTTCGTGATAGGAAATTGTTCTTTCTTTTGTCATATTTATTGTATTTGTGAATTATAAAATTAACAATTTATTTAATAACTACCAAAAAAAAAGGAGCTAATTTAATTAACCCCTTTCTTGACAAAGACAAATGTAACAGAACACTATAAATATATAAATTAGTTTAAGTCGTTTATTAACAAATTATATTTAGTTATTAACTCCTCAATTTCAGGTGTAGAAAATTTAGTTATTTGTTTTGCCTTATAATAAAGTGCTTCTGAACATCCAGCTCCATATTCTAAATCAAGATTTTTACCAAAGATAAATTGTTCCCCATATTTAAATACATTGCATCCTGCACATTGTACTTGGCAATTTATTTCATCCCATCTTGTTGAATAGTGTTTACGACTTTGGAAGTGACCACATTGTAATTTTTTCCAATGATTTTTTTTGCCACAAGTAAAACATTGAGCTATTTCGTTTTTAGCATATCGTTGTCTAATATATAAACTGAATACTTTATCAAGTTTTTTAATTAGTTTACTTCTGCTTAACTTTTTCATTAGTCCATTAAGTAAAGATATTTTTGACCTTGTTCTGAATCTAAAGATTTTATAGCTCTATAGATTTGTTTGGATAATTTTTTAGCTTCTGTTCTTTCTGTTTTTGTAGAATCAATTCCTAAATTACAATAGATATTAGCATCCATTTCTAATAAAGAATCTATTTTACGTCTTATACTGTAAGTTTTGTAGTTTAATATTTTATCAATCAAGTAAGGCATCATAGTTTATTTTTTTTTCAGTTGGTATAACATTATTACATTTTTTACATAAGTAAAAGTAACCGTTTTGATTACTACCTAAATATAACATTTTTATTTTACAGTATCTACACTTCATAATAACTAAAAAGAAAGAAAGAAAAAGGACAAAAAGAAAGAAAGAAAAAAGCCTACAAAAAAGAAATAATTTAATTACCTGTTCCAAGCACCGTCCATCTTTATTAGGTTGTGCAAGTTTTGCTATAAGCTAAACAAATATATAAAAATTTATTTATCTTTTTATTTTTTCATAACTACGCCCACCAAAATAAGCTGCTACGGTTGTTGTAAGCAAAAGTTTCAATAATTCCTTCCATTCACTATCTACATTAAAATTAATTGCACCAGCATCAATAAAAACCATTAATACTGTACTTACAATTAAAAATATCAAAACCATAGGTCTAACATTTTTAGAAAGGTATGAATCAGAATTTAAGTCTGTTTTCCATCTTTCAGTTACACTTTGTTGTATATCAGATTCAGCTTTTATAAATATTTCCTGCATCTCTTTCTCAAATTGTGCTTTCTCTACTTTACTAAAAGTATGTTTATCAATAATATTAGATATTTTTTCTGCTATGTTACTACCTGTTGCTCCAAAAATTTTAGCTAATATCTTTTTCATTTTTTCATTTTTATTTTACTATTGTTAACCTCTAATCTTGATATGTCTTTTGTTTCTGCTTTTGTTTTATTTATAGGTTTATTTTTTTCTACATAAATTGGTTGGTTATTTCTATAATTTCTATTCCAGTTATTGTTATACCAATTATCATAATATCTTGGATAGTTAGGGTACGATACTACGTTATAATAAATATTTGGTCTAATCATATTAATTGGAAGTCTTAACGTATCTCCTTGTTCTGTAACTGCTAAAACGTGAGTAATTTGTATTTTAGGTTTTGTGTTGTATGTTCCACAACTAACTATAAATAATAACAATAGTAATATTCTCATTTTTTATCTATTTGTTTTAGTTTACTTATTGCCCAGTTAACACCTGCAGAACCACCCCAAGCATCCCACATTAACCCTCCACACCCTTCTGTATATGGAACGTCTTTATGTTGTTGGTGTCTCTTAAACGAAGCCATACGAGATATAGTGTCTCTTGTTATATTTTTACCATCTGCTAATTGTCTTGCACGAGTCCATCCAACTTGTGTTCCACAACTACTTCCATTTTTTTCTTTAAAAGCTATTGCTCTTTTAGCGTTATTTTTTGCACCTTGTGGATAATCGTTATAAGATTCTAATTCTACTGACCCTTTAAAAGATTTATAACAAATGGCTACAGCTTGTTTTTCAGGATGGTACTTCATTAATTGAGGTACACACCTAATCATATAGTCTTTTTGTTTTTCTCCTTGTTTCTTTTTAGGTATCGGCATTATTATAAAATTTAAAATGTAATACAATGAATATTACATAAATGTTTAATTCACTAAAATCACTATTTTCATCTTCTGGTAAATAACTAAACCCTATTAAAATACCTAAAGCAAACCTTTCTATTATAGCAAACTCTATTTTTTTCATTTGCAGCCTTTACATCCTGTATATGTATAGTACCTGCCTTTGCGTTTTATTTCTAAAACTTGTTTTCTGTTTTTCTTTTTATTCCAACTAACGTGAATCCACTTTGGTTCTCCATCATCATTTGGGTATTCGTTAATTAAAATATCATAATCTAAATGGTCTTTAATGTAATGAAACATTTCAAGATTTGTTTTTTCTCCTAATGATGTAATGTCAATAGCTAAACCTTCTTTATGAGCCGATGAAATTGCACCACCAATTCTTGAGTTTAATTCTTCTGAACGAAAAAAGCTGTTTATTCTTATAGGATGGTCTACCCATTCTCTTAATGGTTGGAATATTTTTTCAGCTATTAACTCCATATTTTCTATATGTTCTTTTTTAGGTTTATTAGATATACCTAAACGCTTCGCTGTTTCGGAACGTACTGCTTCCTTATAGCTTATGTTTTCGCTTATTTTCTTCATACATTAAATACCATTTGTGAGTTGTGTACAGGAT